CTCCTGCTGCTCCTGCTGCTCCTGCTGCTCCTGCTGCTCCTGCTGCTCCTGCTGCTCCTGCTGCTCCTGCTGCTCCTCCTGCTGCTCCTGCTGCTCCTGCTGCAACGATGACACCAGAAGAATTGAACAATGCCTTAGTGGTTGAGTTCCGTCGTCTTGGTTCTCGTGAAGGTATTGATAATGCAATGGCTGAGTTCGGTGTGACTTCTGTTAACGATCTGAAGCCTGAGCAGTTCCAACCACTACTTGACAAAGTTAAGGCACTGTAATGAGTAATCACGCACGCCTAGGGCCGTCAAATCACCGCTGGCCCAAATGTCCTGGGTCAGTGCGTGAGGAAGCGAATTACCCTGACATACCTGGTGAAGCAGCCATTGATGGTACAGGTAGTCACTTGCTTCTTGAAATGTGTCTTGAGAACAATGTACCTGCTGCTCAATATGATCAACAAATCATCGGGACTAATCACCCTGACCATCCTAGCGGTTGGCTAGTTGGTATTGAGCGCATTCAACGGGTGCAGATGTGTCTTGATTATATTTCACGACGTGTCAACGAACTCAAAGCTGAATACCCCGATTGCACAGTTACAGTTGAAGCTGAATCCATCTCGAACCCTGGTGAACTATTCCAGCGTGATGATTGGTGGGGAACATGTGACATCACTATTATGTGTCGTCAAAAGCACACCGGTGATCTGTATTTTGTTGAAGTGTGTGATTATAAAGATGGTCGTGGTTATGTCGGTGCAATGGACAATACTCAATTGTTGTCTTATCTCATCGGTAAATTAAGACCGTATGTTAATAACCCACCTAAACATTGTCGCATGACAATTGTTCAGCCTAAAACTAACCCTGTCGTCCGTTATCAGTGCAGCACCAGAGCTGAAGATAATCTGTCAGTGAACGGTGTACTCAGTAAAGCTGTGGATTTACACCGAGCTGCTGTTGCAACCGATGACCCTAACGCACCGTGTATCAGTGGTAAACACTGTCAATGGTGTAAAGCTAACCCTAAACGTGGTGGTCATTGTGTGACTGCTACTGAAGAATCAATACAAGTGGTGACGAAAATGAGTAACACCGAAGTAATTCAAGTTGGTGACATGCCAGCTTTTGAGTACATCAGCAAAGCAGTCGCTGATCCTAAGTCGTTGACATCTGACCAACTTGCAGAACTGTTGAGTGCTAAAGATGCATTGATGGCTGCATTCGATAAATGTGAAACTGAGATTGTTGAACGTATCGAGCAAGGTCAGCAGGTTAACGGTTACGCAATGCAACCTGGTCGTGCAACACGTAAGTGGAATGAACCTGAAGAAGAGATTGTCAAGAAGCTGAAGTCACGTCGTCTGAAGCTCGATGACATTTATCCGAAGAAACTGATCACACCTGCTGCACTGTTGAAGTCAGACAAATTGACTGATACGCAGAAGAAAAAGATCGAAGCAGACTTGGTGTCAACAGTAGCTGGTAAATTAACTTTGAAAAAAGTTGCACATTCTGTTGCACAAAGTTCCACAAATGATGTAGACTCAGTACAACAGATGTTTGCTGATGTACCAGCAGCTACTGAACAAACCGCTACAGATGCAGCACCTGCAACTGATGCAAACGAAATTTCATTCTTTTAAGAGGATATAACTAATGGCTACTATCAAAGGTATTTTGTCATTCCCATCATTGTTTCAAGCTAAAGTTGCCAAAGGTGCTACTGAAGCTAAGTTCAGTTGTGCAATTCTTTTGCCACCAACTGACCCACAGTTAGCAAGTCTTCAAGCTGAAGTTGAAGCTGCTAAGGCAAACTCATTCCCATCAGGTTACACTGGTGCTGATGAATGTCTGCAACCGTATGACACCAAGTATGCAGGTAAGGACTACTACGATCCGAAGTTCACCGGCTGGTGGGTGTTCAGTTGTACTGCTAAAGAAGATGACCGTCCTGCTGTTGTTGACATGAGTCGTATGCCAGTGGTTGACCCTGCTAAAGTGTTCAGTGGTATGGTTGCTTATGTGTCTGCTGGTATCAGTGGTTACACTAAAGGTAAAGGTGGCATCGGTGGCTGGTTGAACGGTGTAATGGTAACTGAAGAAGAACCACCTATGGGTCGTCTTGACGGTAAACCATCTGTTGATCAGATGTTCGCAAGTGTACCAGGTGGCACTGCTCCTGCTGCTCCTGCTGCTCCTGCTGCTCCTGCTGCTCCTGCTGCTCCTGCTGCTCCTGCTGCTCCTGCTGCT